AAGGGTGGGTGCTGACAGACCGCTTGGGGTCCGCGACCGCTGCGGAGTCCATCGAGTTCGCGAGTGCTGCTGAGCTGAACGAGTGGCTGAAGGACGGTCAGGCCGAGCAACGCATCGGCGCCCGACAGGAGCGGGAACGGCTGCGGAGAGCGCTGGGCTTCACGCACCAGAACCACGGGCCGGCTTACGTCGCGACGTGCCCCATGTGCGAGGTCGCAGCCAACATCCTCGCCGACCCGGAGCCAGACACCGTCCCCGGCAAGGACGTCTCGGGATGGGGCGAATGAGGGCCGACCCGCGCTGCTGCCGCCGAGCCGACGGCATGGGCAAGCGCGGCTATCCGTCCAAGAAGCTCGCCAAGCGTGCCCTCCGGCGCATCACCGGCTCAGAGGTCGCGGTCGGTCTGCTGCACATCTATCGCTGCGACCACTGCCGCCTGTGGCACATGGGCCGACGACGAGAAGGAGAGCGGGCATGATGATCGACTCCGAGACACGGGAGGAGTACGAGCCGACAGGCCGACAGGCCAAGGGCTGCCAGTGGGTCGAGGGCTGCGACGGCGAGGCGCGCTGGGAGCGACACGACAGCGATGACTTCGAGTACCCGGTCTGCGCGTCACATGCCGAGGGCGTCGTCAAGCCGCTGCCGGCCGTCGCCTTCCGCGTGGCGGGTATGCCGCGACCACAGGGCAGCACCAGGGCGTTCATGCACGGAGACAAGCCGGTCATCACGAGCACCACCAAGGGGCTGGGCCCGTGGCGCGACGCCATCGGCTGGGAGGCTCGCCGCGCCGGGGGGCGGATGCTGACGGGCGCGGTCCGCATCGAAGCGACGTTCCTGCTGCCGCGCCCGAAGTCCGACACGTTGGCGAGTGGCAGGCTCGCCGCATCGGCGCTCGAGTACCCCGCGAAGCGACCCGATATCGACAAGCTGGCGCGGGCATTGCTCGACGCACTCACAGGCGTGGCGTATCGTGATGACTCGCAGGTGGTGGCGCTGGTGGTGGGAAAGCGATACACATCCGACACGCCCGGCGTGTCAGTGAAGGTCTGGGAGATGGCATGAAGAAGCAGCTCGGCATCGACGCATCACACTGGCAGGGCGAGCGTGGCATGTCCGGCAAGTGGCTCGACAAGCTCGTGAAGTGCGGTGTCAGGTGGGCCATCTTCAAGGCGACACAGGGCACCGGCTTCGTGGACCCGTCGTTCGCCGCCAACCGGCGCAAGGCCGAGAAGCGCGGCATCCTCGTGGGCGCCTACCACTTCCTGCAGCGCGGCAACGGCAAGGCCCAGGCTGACCACTTCCTGCGCACCGTCCGGGCCACTGGCGCGACTCGTGATATCCCGCTCATCGTAGACGTCGAGCGCGTACCGACCCCGACACCAGCCGACGACCCCGACTGGCGCACGGTACGAGACTTCCTGCGCCGGATCCGCCAGAAGGCGCCGCGCTCCGAGCGCTGGGTCTACTCGTCATCGGGCTACTGGCGCAGCATCGGCAACCCCGACGTGAACGGGCTGGCTGATGCGCTGTGGCAGGCCCGCTGGGACGGCAAACGCCACACATGCCAGTGGCCCGACCTCCCCAAGGTGCCGCCACGCGCTGGCTTCGCAGGCTTCGGCCGGACCCCGCTGTGGCAGTTCGGCTCGTTCAAGGTCTGGCTCGACGGCAAGTGGCGCAGCATCGACGGGAACGCCTTCTACGGCTCCGAGAAGCAGCTCATGAAGGTGTTCACCGGGCGCAAACCGCGACCACCCGTCGAGGAGCGACCACGCTATGTCGAGTGCTACAACGACGCCATCGACGAGATCGTGGAGGGCATCGACTTCCCCGGCAGCGTGACTCCTGCTATCTGTGATGCAGGCGACCAGGCAGCCCGTGCCGACGTGGTGGCGGAGCTCCAGAAGATGAGACTAGGAGGCAAGGCATGAGACGAGAACCAGCAGCCATCCTTGGCATCATCGGTGGTGTCATCACGGCAGCGGTGCCACTGCTGGCCCGCGCCTTCGGCTGGACCGACGATATCTCTGACGAGTGGCAGGTGCTGTTGACCTCGCTGCTGCCACTGGTGGGCATCATCCTGACCGCGCTGGGCATCCGCTCCGTCGTGGACAGCCCGGCCACGGTAGAGCGCAAGGTGGACGAGGCGCTGCGAGCGGAGCCACCGGAGTAGGAGGCCGATGACCGAGCGCAAGTCGAGCGGCAATGGCCGCGCTCCACGCAGGCCGAAAGCTGCTGTAGGCAGACCGTCGCTCATCTTCGACCGGGTAAGAGTGCAGCGTTTCCTCGACACCATCGCGGCTGGCTCCTTCCTCGTCATAGCTGCTCGCGTGGCAGGCATCAGCGAGCGGGCTATACATGACTGGCTCACTCATGGCGCGAGGGCTCGGGAGGTGGACGAGCAAGGTAAGGGGGTGCCGGAGGCCGATGCTCCGTACCTGCATTTCCTGCGCGAATATGAGGAAGCGGCGGCACTGGCCGAGGCTACGGTGGCTGCGAACCTGATGAAGCAGACCGCTGACTCACCCACGGCAGCCATCGGGATGCTGAAGATACGCTGGCCCCAGCGATGGCGCGAGGCACCGACCCAGATGGAGGTATCGGGACCGGGCGGCGGACCCATCGCCCTGGTGCCGGTGCTCGCCGAGATGACCGACGAGGAGCTTGAAGCCAAGGCCAAGCAACTGGACGCAGAGCTGGCGGAGGATGATGATGATGATGAACCGACTGATGCGTGAGGCCACCACGGCGGCGGCTATCGGGCGTTTGCTCATGGCGACAGAGGAGTTGGTGCGTTTCATGGACCGCTTCACAGACGAGCCACCGAACGCTGTCGAAGCGATCGAGATGGGCGAGATAGTCATACGTATCACAGAGTGTCATCGTGAGGTCATGGGGACTCGCAAGACGGCAGAACCGCGCGTTTATGACGCATGAGCCTGACGACGACTGATATCCGCCAGTGGGCCGTGTTCGTGAAGGACGGAGAGCCGCACGTCGTGCCCGTGTACGCAGGCATCAGCAGCGAGCCTGCCTGCGGGCACATCCTCTCGCATTCGTGCGCCTGCCGGCCGGAGCCGTTGCGTGACGGGCCTCTGTCTGACCCCGTGTGGAACCACCTCGAGCCGTCGTGGCCGGGAGCCGAGGCGTCGCTGTGTCACTGACGACGCTCGAGAAGCGCGGCTACGTGCAGGCCGAGCAGGACCGGCGCGCCCTGCTGCGCAAGTACGACTGGTCGCAGGTAGCCCGAGAGAAGCAACGTATCCCCGAGGGCGACTGGCGAGCGTGGCTCATCATGGCCGGCCGCGGCTTCGGGAAGACACGCACGGGCGCCGAGACGGTACGGGCATGGAGCGAGGACGTGGAAAGCATCGGCCTCATCGGGCGCACCATCGGCGAGGCGCGCGACCTGATGATAGAGGGGCCGTCCGGGCTGCTCAACGTGTTCCCCGACTGGCGCAAGCCGGAGTGGATCGCATCGAAGCGACTCATCCGTTTCCCGTCCGGGGCTCAGGGCCATGTCTTCACCTCTGACGAGCCGGACCTGCTGCGCGGGCCACAGCATCAGAAGGTGTGGGCCGACGAGGCGGCAGCGTGGCTCTATCCCGACACGACGTGGAACATGATGATGTTCGGCCTGCGCGTTCCCCCGGCGCCCCAAGTCATCGTGACGACGACGCCGCGGCCCATCCCGCTCATCAAGGCGCTGGTGAAGCGAGCGAAGGCGTGGGCGTCGGGACATCCCGAGGGCACGGACCTCGAACAAGGGCGCGTCGTCATCACGCAAGGCTCGACGCACGAGAACGCGGAGAACCTGGACCCCGCATTCCTCAGCGAGATACTGCGAGCCTACGAGGGCACGCGACTGGGTCGGCAGGAGATAGAGGCCGAGATACTGGAGGACATGGCGGGTGCGCTGTGGAAGCGCGGCCTCATCCGCTACCGCGAGGCGCCCGACATGGACCGCATGGTGGTCGCCATCGACCCAGCGGCCACGTCCGGCGAGGCGGCTGACGAGACGGGCATCGTCGGCGCGGGCATCGGCCAGGATGGACTGGGCTACGTCTTCGAGGATGGCTCGCTGCGCGGCAGCCCCGACGAGTGGGGGAGCGCGGCGGTGCGGATGTACCATCGTCTCAAGGCTGACCGCATCATCGCGGAGTCGAACAACGGAGGCGAGATGGTGGAGCACGTCATCCGCACGGTGGACCCGAACGTGCCGGTCAAGCTCGTCCATGCGTCACGCGGCAAGCGAGTCCGTGCCGAGCCCATCGCAGCGAAGTACGAGCAGGGGCGCGTGTTCCACGTGGAACCACTCCCACTACTGGAGGACCAGATGACATCGTGGTTGCCCGTCGAGAAGGGGCGCACGTCCGATGTGCTCGATATCGGCTCGCCTGACCGGGTGGACGCGCTGGTCTGGGCGATGACCGAGCTGCTGCTCGATGATTGGGGCACAGGTACGGCCACGAGCGGCATCGCATGAGCGAACGACGCCGGGACGCGCTGCGGCGTATGGCGCAGGCTGACGAGTCACCGTGTGAGGCGGCAATCGCACAGGCAAAGCTGGACGCTCTTGAGCCGGATGAGCCGCCGAAAGCGCGCTACGGCGACTCTCGGTCTGCCCCGGTGCGAAACGCAGATGGCACTGTGACGGTAAAGCGCGGAGGCATGACCGTCACATTCACCGCGAGGGCATGGGCTGATATGCACCCCGAGATGGTCCTGTCGTGAGCAATACATTCGTGATGCTGCTCGGCTTCGGCCTGCTGCTGGTCGGGCTGGCGGCGATGTGGTGGCCCGTCGCGCTGGTCGCTGCGGGGAGTATGCTTGTCGCTGGCGGGCTCCTGGCGGAGGTGGCGGAGTCGCGTCGCCCCAAGGAGGATGACTCCGAGTGAGCGTGCTGCAAGACCTCCTCCGACCCCGTAGCGTGCCGCCACCCGTGGCAGAGAAGGCGGCGACGGGTGCGGGCGCGGTAGCCCTGACGTACGAGCCCAAGCTGTTCGCCCGCGAGAACGACCCACAGGCGGCGGCGGCACGAGGGCAGTCGCTCGGGCTGGGCAACCTCTGGATACGTGCCAGCGAGCGGGCCATCTCGTCGCTGTTCTCCACGGTCAAGTGGGAGCTGCGCACACCGGACGGCGAGCCGGTCACTGATGACAGCCCCGAGGAGCTGCGCGCTGTGCGTGAGCTGCTGCGGACGCCCTACCGGCCTGTAGAGGGCGAGCCCATCACGGCGTCACCCCGGACGGGTCGCGGGCTGGGCTACATCACCTGTCGCCACATGGGGCTCAGTGGCGGCGGCTTCTGGTACCTGTCGGGCACGGAGCTGTTCGCGGGCACACCATCGCAGATCATCTACATCAACCCGGCGCGCATGATGCCAGCGACGAACAAGCAGGGCGCGCTGCTCGGCTGGGTGATGGACCCCGGCAGCCGGAACCCGGTCGGCTTCAAGACGGACGAGATCATCTACCAGCCGCTCGAAGAGCCGGACAACGGGCACCTCGCGACCGGGCTGGTGGAATCCGCGCTGACATCGGCCGACGTGACGCGGCTGGCTGACCGACAAGCGGCTGGCGTACTGTCATCGGGTGGACGCCTCACGGGCATCGTGAGCCCGAAGGAAGGCGTGATGCCTCCTACCACGTACGACCAGGTCATCAAGGACCTCCGTACCATCACCGAGATGCCCGACGCGGCGAAGCGGAACCTCGTGCTCAAGGGCGCGGTGGAGTTCACGCCCACGTCGGTGAGCCCATCGGACCTCGACCTCGTGGCGCTGTCCGAGATGGGCCGTGACGCGCTGCTGGCGCTGTGGGGCGTGCCACTGTCACAGCTCGGCGGTGCGACGGCAGCGGGGCTCAACGGCGGCGAGCGGCCGAAGTACGACGAGGCGACGCTGTGGCAGAAGGCCGTGGGGCCACGCCTGCGCATCCATCAGGAGGTCATCCAGGGCCAACTGCTGGACCGATACAAGGCGTTCGGCATCGACCTCGAACTGGTGCTCCACATGCCCGAGTTCGACGACATGGCGCCAGCGTTCGAGATGGCAGCCAACGCGGTGACCCAGCCGCTCACCATCCTCGAGCGACGCAGCCTGCTCGGCTACGGCTCATCTGGTGACCCGGTCTTCGACGCGGCCATCATCTACACGCCGGGCGAGCGCTCGGCGCCGGTCATCCGGGGGCTTGAGGGCGAGCCCGAGCTGGAGATGATCGACCCGGCGCTGGAGATAGCGGAGCTGGCGACCCCCGAGACTCCCGACACGCTGGGCAAGGCCAAGGGCATCCACGCGCTGACCGACGCACTGAGCCCGAAGCTCCAGCGTGCGCTGCTGCCGTTCCTCGAAGCGCAGCGGGAGCGCGTGCGGGTGGCGCTGCTGCGGAACGCTGAGCATGTCGGCAAGCGGCCGGGCGATACCGACGCATGGTGGGACAAGGCACGCGAGGACCGCGAGCTGCTCGCCATCTTCGAGGAGCAGCTAGGCCCGCTGGCATCCCGCGTCGCGACCGCTACCGCGGGCAAGGCATCGTTGACCGAGCGCGTGACCGCCTCGGCGCTGTCACGGCTGGCGGCGCGCGTCACGGACATCAACGAGCTGACACGCTCTGCCATCCGTGACCTCATGGTCTTCGGCGTCGGTCAGGGCGCCAGCGTGACCGACCTCGCATCGGTCATCCGTGGCGGTGGCCTGCGCGAGCTCGTGGCACCGCTGGAGGGCGATAGCGGGGCTATCGTGAAGGGCGTCGAACGGGCGTTCGCATCGGAATTGCGCGCGGAGACGATCGCACGCACCGAGTCGATGGTCACGGCGAACACGGCGGCGCTCGATACGTACGGCGAGACGGGCATCACGATGGTGCGCGCCATCGACGGTGACAAGGACGATGCCTGCCGCGAACGAGATGGCGAGCCGTTCACACTGGCCGATGCCGATGCCGAGACGATGGCCGAGCACCCCAACGGGACGCTGGCCTGGCAACCCATCACCATCGCGGAGGGCTAGATGGACAGGTGTAGGATTACGACGGCGGGCCGAACGGAGAGGCTGATATGTCCGAGCTAGTCAAGTCAGGCACCGCAGAGGCCGGGTCCGACTCTGGTATCCCCTCCTACGTGGCGGTGTGGGACGGCTCTCAGTGGGTACCCGCGCAGGCTGACGCATCAGGTAATGCCGTCATGGTCGGCGACGTGGCTCACGATGCCGTAGACAGCGGCAACCCCGTCAAGATAGGTGGCATCGCCAACGCCGCGCCTGCTGCCGTGGCGTCCGGAGACCGAACCGACGCACTGTGGGGGTTGAAAGGTGCGCTGATGGTCGGCGGCGGTCAAAGCGCTGGTGCCGATGGTAAATCAAATGTATTGCTGACCGAGCCGTGGACACTCGTTGGCAATACTGGCCCTTGGGCTACTGCTCCGTTGCACTTCAACGGGACATCGTGGGACCGTCAGCGTGGTAACACCGAAGTCACCATCCTCGCCAGTGCAGCGCGGACATCGAGCCCTGCCAACGCCGATATCACCAACCACAACGGCGAGGCCGTCGACATCATCATCGACGTGACGGCCATCTCGGCCACGCCCAGTGTCGTCTTCACCGTCAAGGGCAAGGACGCCCTAAGCGGGCAGTATTACACCATCCTGACCTCTGCGGCCATCACCGGCATCGGCACCACGGTCCTGAGCATCGGGCGCGGCCTGACTGCTGCTGCCAACACGGTCGCCAACGCCATCCTGCCGCGAACGTTCCAGGTCGTCCCCATCCACGCGGACGCCGACTCCATCACCTACAGCGTCGCAGCGAACATCGGAGACTGACACATGGCAAGCCTCATCTCGGCAGACCTCGACCGCTCCCGCGCGAGCGTAGACCTCTCCATCGACGTAGGGCAGAGGGACGCCGAAGGCAACGTCATCCCCTACACCCGCACCTACACCACCGACCGACGACAGGACGGCGAGACAGCGCAGCAGTATCGCCAACGCCTGCGCGACTGGCTCAAGGATGTCCGCCGCGAGGCACGTCTGATGGCGGACCTGCAAAAGCCCTCCACCCCGACGCGAGACGACGTGCGGGCGGATATCGCGCCAGCGTTCACCTGACATGCGCGAACTGAAAGCGACCCTGCTCGATGACGACGCTATCGCGCTGCTGGCGTTCCCGTTCACCGGACCGATGCCCTCACCCCGCAATGCGCGCGGCGTGGACCTCGACGGCGAATGGTTCGACGAGCGGACGGATATCAAGGCGGACTGGCTCAAGGCGCGGCCGGTGGACTGGCACCACGGGAAAGACCCGCTGGGCGTCATGGGCCACGCGGTCGGAGACGATGAGCCGGCACCAGTGGATGGCCGGACGGTCATCGGCAAGGCGGTGGACCCGCGCACCGAGGATGATGGCGTCTGGGTCACGCTCTGGCTCGATGCCGGCGCTCGGCGGCTCTCGCTCGTCAAGTCGCTGGCGGAACGTGGCGCCCGGCTCTTCGGCAGCAGCGAGACCATCGGCGAGCTGGCGCGGGTAGACAAGGCGACGGGGCATATCGACGTGTGGCCGTACTGGCGTCAGACGCTCTCCACCTCACCACAGAACACGCACAGCGTGCTGAGGCCGCTCAAGGCGTCACTCGTTGACGCGATGCATAGCGCGGACTACACTCCCTCCGATGCCTTCTGGGCAGACTTGACGGCCGAACTGTCGGACCTCGGGCCATACCTCCGCGACGGCGGGGCCAAGGCCGGGACGACCAGCGGGAGCGGCGAGCGGCGGGCGATGGACCGGGCGCTATCCCGTATCGGGACCAGCGTGGACCGGCTCATGGAGCTGATGCAACGCAAGGAGTGATCCCGTGTCAACGGCACAAGGTCACGTCACCACCACAGGTGACCCACATTCAGACTACGGCGAGAACGTCGCAGCGCTGACCGCGAAGCTCGAAGAGGCCGTGAGCATCATGGCCGAGTCGAAGGAGTCGGACGGCGCGCGCTGGACCGAGGCGAACAAGGCCCGGACCGAGCACGGCGAGGCCATCCAGAAGCTCGTGGAGGCGCACGACCTCGCAGAGCGCGAGGCTGCGACCACCAAGGCACAGGCGGACCTGCAGGACTTCCTGGCATCGGTGCGCAACCCCTCCAAGGCTGCGGCCATCGGCGGCAACGGCATCATCGACGGCTCACCCGGACAGGCTGCCGGGCAGGCCGGTGACTTCCTGCTCAATGTCTACCTGGCCCGTTCGGTCGATGCCGAGGACCAGCGACGTGGCAAGCAGGGGCTCAAGGCGATGGGACTCCAGTGGGAGGACCCGTGGGGGCCGGGCGGAGCCGTCAAGAACACGGCAGCCGTCTCGGGCAGTCAGTCTCGTGTCGAGGTCGACCCCAACGGCGGCTACGCGGTCAAGGCGACACTCGGTACCTCATCGGCGACCGGGCAGGCCATCATCCCCAACGCCATCGTGGACGCGCTGTCGAAGCCGGCAGCGTACGAGCATCCGTTCAGGACGCTCATGAATACGGTGACGGGCGTGTCGTCCTTCGCGGTCGATATGCCGACCCGTGCGGGTGGTCCGGCGCGTGCGGCCATCGCGGCCTTCGGTGCGACCAAGGAGAATCGCAACCTCTCGTACCTCGCCTACACCGCGACGATGTACACGATGGCGCTCATCTATGACATCGGCAAGCAGTTCCTGCGCCAGAGCGCGGGAGCGGCCGAGCAGGACGTGCTGTCCGAGCTGGGTCATGCGTTCGCACTGGGCGAGGCGTACTACGTCCTGAGCGGCTCAGGCTCGAGCGAGCCCTATGGTCTGCTGACCGGGCTGGCGACGACCACGAACGACTATCGGACCTCGCACACCGCGGCTGCCACCATCGCAGGTGCAGCGGCCACGGCCATCGCCAAGGCGGCGGGCGCACTCGCGAACCGCAACCGGGTCGCGAACGGCGTGCTGGTCAACGCGGCGGACTACTGGACGATGGTGGCGCAGGGCGCGGATGCGGCCGGCTTCTACATCGCTGGTGTCAGCCAGGGGCCGGCGACGGTCGACCCGGGCCCGGGCGTAGCGGGTGGACCCGCTGGCCTGCGCATCTGGGGTCTGCCCGTCTTCCCCGATACGACCATCACGAGCGACCGCATGGTGGTGGGTGATTTCAAGGCGGCCAAGCTTTACATCGGCGAGGACTATCGCGTCGATAGTTCTGATATCGCCGGGACGCGGTGGGACACCAACACGGTGGGCTTCCGCGGAGAGATGGAGCTCGGCTTCGACGCCCGGCCCGCTATCCTCGCTGGCGCCTTCCAGGACGTCAACGACTTCGTTCCCTAGTCGATACCTCCTCATCGAGCGCAGGGGCCGGGCCGCCATCGAGGCACCCGGCCTCTTCGTCTGCCCGGATATAAGGGGTTGACACCTACGCTAGCGTAGTGTTATAGTCTACTCATGGACAACACCACGACACTGACCACGATGCACGAGGTCCGGGACGAGGCCAAGGTCTCGACTCTCATGACATCCATCGAGCGTGATGGCTGGGTCGGTGCAGCCCTGGTCGTGTGGGACGACTCGTACCTCATCACTGGCACACATCGCTACGCCGCCGCCTGCCGACTTGGCATCGAGAACGAGATCCCGACGATCGAGATCGCAGACGTGTTCGCCGAGGCTGGGCTCGACTTCGAAGCCCTGCACTTCGAGCACGGCTCGCCAGCCTTCGGCGATACCGACCTCGTCGAGCTGATGGGCGCACTGCCGACAGACATCCGCGAGCAGTACGGGATCGACCTCCACTAGGCTTGATATGACACTCACCGAAGCGGCGCGGCGGCTCGCCATCACGCCGGACACGCTGCGCCAGCAGATACACGCCGGCCGGCTCAAGGCGACCAAGCGCGGGCGAGACTGGCACGTCACGCCCACGGAGGTGGAACGCTATCGGCAGGTGTCGAAGCGATGAGCAAGGGCGTAGACTGGTCAGACGCAGCAGGAGGCTCGATGGAGACGCAGCGACTCACGTTCCGGACACCGCGAGGCAACGAGGCCATCATCCACTGCCGGCCAGGCACGAACGATGCCATGGTGGCGCGCAGCATCCTCGATGAGGACGAGTACGGGATGCGTGGCGAGAAGCTGGCCGGTGCAGGGCTCGACATCGGCGCGCACATCGGCGCGTGGTCGGTAGCGGCGCTGCTCGATAACTCGGAGCTGCACGTACTGGCGCTGGAGCCACTGGCACCGAACCGCGAGCTGCTGGCGATGAACCTCCACTCCAATGGGCTGGAGACGCGCTGCATCCTCTCGGCCGAGGCGCTGGGCAAGGGCAAGACGGTGACCATCTACTGGGACTACGTGAACCGCACGCGCGACCCGGAGCTCCAGGACGCCGCAGCCATGCACCGCTACATCGGCAACCAGCGGATGGCGGACGGCATCAAGGCGCAGGAGACGACGAAGGCGCCAGCGGTCAGTGTCGCCAAGCTGGTGGCGCGTCTCGGTGATATCTCGGTGCTCAAGATAGATGCCGAGGGAGCGGAGTCGAACCTCATCGGCGCGAAGCTCGAACGTATCGGGCTCATCGTCGGGGAGTACCATTCAGCACGCGGCAAGCTCTACGCGCACTTGGGCAAGACGCACCGGGTGACGTTCGCAGGCGAGGACGGGCTGGGCCTGTTCAGGGCAGAGCCGCTGTAGTCAGGACAGGAGGCGGGCAATGACGACTGTAGCAACGCGGCGACTCAAGGAGCAGGCGAAGCCGGACCCGGAGGCGGTGGAGCGGGTGGCGGCATGGTGCCGGGGGCTGCTGGTGGCGTATCACATCGACGTGGCCGCACGCTACTTGGTCGAGCAAGCGGATGCGGGGCGGCCGACTGATTCTATCGAGATAGACAAGCGGCATTTCTGGACGCGCCTGCCGTGAATATCCTCCTCTTCATCGCCCACTCGATAGAGGAAAGTGACCAGGTACGCCTGCTCACCGGACTGGGGCACAAGGTCTTCTCACCCGGAGCGTACATAGACCCCGAGCACCCGCTGGACGACATGCGCCCGGCCATCAAGCGTACGGGCCTGACGTGGCACCCGGACCTCAAGGCCATCGTGGACGCCATCCCGGCCGACGAGGAGCACCCGGACCGGCTCGATACCGTGAAGCAACTGACGCCGCCCGAGCTGCTGGAGTGGGCCGACGTGCTCATCTGTCATCACCTTGAGCACCGCTGGCTGTGGCCGCAGTGGGACAGGCTCATGGCGGCTGGCGTGCGTGTCATCTGGCGCACCGTGGGGCAGTCGGCGCATCCCAACGAGTACAATGCGGCCGAGCACGTCAAGGACGGATTGCAGATAGTCCGCTACTCGCCTCTTGAGCGCCATATCCCCAACTATGCGGGCGCCGACGCGATGGTCAGGTTCTGGAAGGACCCGGCCGAGTGGCGCGGCTGGACGGGCGAGGACGAGACGGTGCTGTGGATGGCGCAGAACCCGGTGGAGCGCACCATGTGGGTGCATACCGACTGGATGAAGGCGGCGACGCGTGGGCTGCCGGTGACGCTGGTGGGTCCGCAGACCGAGCAGATGGGCGGGCTGGGCAAGGTGCCCGAGGCACAGCTCAAGGCGCTGATGCGCAGGGCGCGCGCGGTGCTCTACACGGGCACGCAGCCGGCCTCGTACACGCTGGGCCTGATAGAGACGATGATGACGGGCTGCCCGGTCGTATCCATCGGGCCCGAGATGTCGCGCATCCTGCCGTATGGCCCGGAGCTGTTCGAGGGGCATCTGCTGGCACCGATGTGGGCGAGCAGCCCGGCCGAGGCGAACGAGATGCTGTCAGGCATCCTCTCTGACCCCGAGACGGCCGCTGCGGTGTCGCAGGTGAGCCGTGGGCGGGCGCTGGCGCTGTGGTCGCGGGTGCGTGCCGAGTCAGCTTGGGGCGCGGTGCTCGATGAGCGCTGGGGCGACGTGCCGGCCGACCCCGAGGATATGCCAGCGCTGGAGGTGGAGGCATGAAAGCGACGGCTCCGGCCATCGTGGGCGTCGTTCTCATCATCGCCTTGAGCCTGTTCGTCGGACTCGCCGTGGGAGTCGGCGCCGAGCGTAGGGCCAACGAGTGCAAGCAACTAGTGGTGGCCATGGTCGATGAAGGAACCTCGACGGCAGACATGGCACGAGGGCTGAAAGACGCTCGTTGCAGGGTGCGAGACTACATCCCGCCACGAGGAGCTGAGAGTGAGGTGCAGAAGTGAGAGTCCTGACCGATTATCACCATCACGCTCTAGCTGAGAGTCTGCTGCTGCTCTTCGAGGACCGATACGGCTGGGAGGTGTTTTTTCCTGAGTCGATGGATTGGTTCACCGAGGACGTCTGGCAGTTCGAGAAGGAGTGGCACGGTGACGCGGTGGCGAAGCAGTACCTGGAGGGCGTCTGGGCCGATGCCTACGTGGAGCCTGACGGCATCACGCGGCGACAGGACCCGCGGCACCCGTGGCGCACGCACAGGGGGCTGACGCTTGCGCAGGCGCGAGACATGCGCTTCGACTACGTCATCTCGTCTCTGCCTGCCAATGACCTAGGCTTTGCCGTGGTCGCGAAGGATACAGGCGCGAAGTTCGGGGTGCAGGTGGGCAACGAGGCGCAGGTGAGCCGCTGGGATCTGGCCGAGTTCATCCTGTCCAGCTCGACGCTGCCGGGGTTGACCAGCCCGAACACATGGGCGCGTCAGGCGACGCACATGGGCACGCCCACGGTCATCTATCACCAGGAGTTTGATACGGACCTCTTCGGGCCGAAGGTGCCGCCCGAGAGCGCTCGTGACACCGTGGCGTCGTTCGTCAACTGCTTCCCCGAGAACCGCGAGCCGTATCAGCAGTTCGCCTCGCTGGCGGACGAGCTGCGCGCCGAGTTCCGGTTCCAGTGCTACGGCGCCTACGGATCTGCGCCAGAGGACGAGTGGGCGGCTGGCGACGTCGGCAGCACTCCTGCGGTCGCGGCAGCCATGCAGGCGAGTCGGACCGCGTGGCACGGCAAGTACTGGTCCGATGGCTTCGGCCATGTCATCCACAACTGGTTCTCCATCGGCAAGCCCGTCGTGGGCGTGCCGCGCTATTACATCGGCAAGCTGGCAGGCCCGCTCTGGGAGGAGGGCGTCACGAGCATCGACGTCGAGGCGCACGACCGGCACGAGCTGGTCACCATCCTGCGCACACTGCGCGACGACGACGAGCTGTACGACCGCATGTGCCGCGCGAGTCATACGCGCTTCGATGGGCTGGTGGACTTCCCCACCGAGGCCGAGGCTATCCGTCAGATGCTGGAGGGACTGTGATGGTCCCGCTACTAGCTGAGACTCTACGCACCCCGCCCGGAGACAGGTACGTCGTACTCATCTCGTACGAGGACGGCCAGTACGCCGCCATCGACAGTCAAGGCAGAACGTGGACGCTGGACGAGGAGGTCGTTCACGTCATCGGCCCAGCCGCCGATGGGTGGCACGCGGCACATGGCGCTTCGGCATCCTATGGCTTCTCGTCCGACCTGTGACCGAAGGCGGTACATTGACAAGGCTTGTGTTCTTTGGAGATTTGTCAAGCACCGGATTCGGTACGGTCACGCTGGACCTCGGGCGCGCGCTGCTGGACCTCGGGCTGGACGTGCGCTTCGTCTCCCAGAACGAGATAGACGGCGAGCTGCCCGAGCCGTTCGCATCACGCACCATCGATACGCGCTACCTGCTGGCCCAGGTCGCGATGGCCTTCGAGGCAGGCGACAAGACGGGCGTGACGGGTGCGGCGGAGTTCATCCCGCGCATCCTCCGGGGCGAGGGCGGTGGGGACGTCCTGATGGCGGACAAGACTCCGTGGGGCGACTGGAAGCCGGACGCGGCGGTGCTGCTGGGCGACTTCGCGCAGGTGCGCATGTCGGTGTGGCCATACCGCGAGGCGTTCCAGAGCATCCGCAGCTTCCATTACTGCCCTATCGAGGGCGTCGACCTGCCGCCGCGCTGGGCCGAGATGTGGAGCTTCGTCAAGCCGGTCGCGATGTCACGCTTCGGGCAAGCTGCCATCGGTGAGGTCGTGGGCTACGTGCCGCCGCTGGTCTATCACGGCGTCGACAGCGATGACTTCTGGCCCGCCACGGGTGCACGACCCATCACGGTGCGCGAGAAGGACAAGCTGCACGTCATCCGCTCCAAGGAGGATGCCAAACGCTTCTTCGGCCGCGACCCGCGCGAGCGCTGGGCAGTGCGCACGGACCGCCACATGCCGCGCAAGAACTACAACAGTCTGCTCCGCGCTATGGCGCCCGTGCTGGCGCGTGATGCGCGGCGACTGCTGGTGCTGCACTGCCGGCCGGTGGACCAGGGCGGCAACATCGGGGACAGCATGAGCAAGTACCCGCCCGAGATACGGGACCGCATCATGCTGACCGGCATGGGCGCGGTGCCTCGCAACGTGCTCAACATCCTGTACAACGCGGCGGACGTCTACGTGAGCACGTCGGCGGAGGGCTTCGGGCTCACCATCGCGGAGGCGCTCGCCTGTGGCACGCCGGCGGTGGGGATGGACTACAGCGCGGTGCCGGAGGTCATCGGACCGGCCGGCAAGGTGGTGCCCATCGCGGCGCTGACGGACAACGAGTACGACCATTACTGGGCGCGCGTGGACGAGCGCAAGTTCGGTGAGGCGGTGGACTGGATGCTGGCGCACCCCTCGCGGGCACAGTCGCTCGGCGCGCTGGGCCCGGCGCATATCCGCGAGCACTTCTCATGGGTACGGGCAGCGGAGCAGTTCCGTGATGTCATCGAGGGAGTAGACTCAGACACGGCGGGCAAGCCGAAGGCGGAGACTGCCCTTGCCAGCGTTCATCTCGGCGGGTGAGCTACGGGACTACCTCGATACGGCGCTGACCGACAAGCGCTATGCGACGGCGCGACTCGAATCCAACATCCGCGCAGCATCGAGCTTCCTCGAGCGCGAGAGTGCCCGGCAGTTCGAGGTCCAGGCAGGCGTGACCAAGACGTTCACGACGCACGGCCGCGCGCAGCTCAGCATCCCGGACCTCCGCGTCGCCACGACGGTGACCAAGAGCGACTCGGCCCTGACGGCGGACAGCGGCTACTACCTGATGCCGGACCGGCACGAGCAGACGATATTCACGGCCATCCAGTTCCGAACGTACCAATCGCGGCTCGATGGTCCGTCATACCTGCATCAGTCGGACTGGTGGGACAGGGGGCTCGATTCCGGGATCGAGGCGGGCCGCTCGTGGGCCAGCACACCGAACGACCTCACCATCCTGGGTGACTGGGGCTGGCTGCTGGCGCCGGACGAGCTGCTGATGGCGTGCAAGGCGTTGGCGGGCTTCTACACCGTGCGCCCGGACTCCATCCTCTCGGGCTCATCGGTATCCGCAGACGGCACGTTCCGCGACTACAGCAACCTGCCCATCGAGGTGCAGGACTTCATGCGCGACTGGACGCTCGGCTCGCAGATGGTGGCGGTATGACCATCGAAGAGGTACGCGACCTCGTCGCTACCATCGCTACGGTGAACGGCGACAGTGAAGTGGCGCACTCATTGGAGGACAGACTGTATATCCAAGTGCTTGAGCACATCGCCATGGGCACCGGAGCTGCTCACCAGACCGACCGCGTTTTCCATGACGAAGAGGCCGCGCAACTCGCACGCGAAGCGCTCAAGGCGAGTGATATCCGTTTCGCTAGGTGGTGTGCCTGATGGCGCGGACGGGCGCTCGGCTGGTCGGTGGGCGCGAGCTACAGCGACGGCTGGCAGCGTTGCAGGACTCGGCTGGACGCAAGGCGATGTTGGGCCAGCTCGGCAACATCGTCGTCGCGAAGGCGCAGGACGAGGTGCCGGTCGGCAAGTCTCAGGCAGGGCGGCGAGGGCGACCCGGTGAGCTGCAACGCAGCATCAAGGTCGTATTGCCCGTGACTGCCGAGCGGGTCGTGGTAGAGGCCGGCATGAGCTATGCGCGCTATGTCGAGTTCGGGACGCGTGCTCATACCGTCGTGGCGAAACGGAAGAAGGCGCTGCGCTTCACGAATACCAAGGCGGGCGGACAGTCGCGGCTATCGGGTTCACCGCGCCGAGGCACCAAGGTCACATTCATCCCGCGGCCGGACCGCGCTCGTGGCGGACAGCAGAGCAGCGTTCGCATCCCACGCATCCCGGCGCAGCCATTCATGCGCCCTGCGTTGAAGCACGTCAAGGGGCGTGCTCCGGGCATCCTGCGGGAGTACGTTCATGCGCGCTGGAATGGCGCCGCGAACTGATGGATGAACGCTTCTGGTCAAAGGTCCGCAAGGGGCTCGGGTGTTGGCTATGGCAAGGCGCCATCGGGTCACACGGCTATGGCAACTTCAAGGTGACGGGCGGGCCATTCATGACGGCTCATCGGTTCGCCTATGAAACGGTGGCCGGGCCTATCCCGGATGGGCGCATGGTCCTACATCGATGCGACGTCAAACCCTGCGTCCGTCCCGCGCACTTGTATCTCGGCGATGCGACCCAGAATGCACGGGACATGATGGAGCGCGGGCGGGCTCGATATAAGGCTCATCTCGGCGAGGACAATGGCAGCGCCAAGCTGACTGCCAAGGAAGCGGTCGAGATCCGGCGTCTCTGTTCTGCTGGGGTCGCGCAGCGTCATACCGCCGTACGGTTCGGAGTGAGCCCGGCGACCGTCTCGAACATCCATACCGGCAAAGCGTGGCGCGCGGCGTGACTATCCCCTATCCCATCTCGTGTCGGGGTGCTGGCGTTGTGTTTGCCCGCCGCGTCCAGCACCCCGGCGACCCTGACTGATGGCCTGGCGGGCGACCACACGCGCAGCGGCCGTGACCACGCTCACATCGTGGATCGCGACGCTGACGGACGGCCTGACGCTGTACACGGCGCGCCCTGCGAGCTTCAAGGGGCAGTGCATCTATATCGGCTCGATGCGTCAGGACATGGTGCATACGTCTGGCGTGAGGCGCACGGAGGCAGAGCTCGACCTGATACTCGTGGCGGTGCCGGGCCCGAGCCGCGAGGAGTCCGCGACGCTCGATGCGCTGGCCGATTCGCTGGTGGAATGGCTGACGGATAACCCGAAGTGGGTCGGTGCCAACACGGTGAGCGAGCCGGTCCGCGTCGCATCCGGCGAGCTGGAGATGGGCGAGGGTGTCGTCTATCCCATCGTGACCGTGACGGTAGGGCGTATCATCATCCACGAAGGGCGATAGTGGCGGGCATCCACGAGGTGAGAACATGAGCCCGCTGGTCGGCTACTCCAGGTTTCGCAAGCATCAGTTCGGCAAGCAGTCGGTAGTCAACACGGCGGTCGCTGCGACCCGGCGCGTGGGCTGGCGTGGCGTGCCCGATATCGACCCGCAGTGGACGGACCAGGAAGAGGTCGATACAGGCTCCATCGACCCGACGCTGCCGGCATACCGGACGTGGCTAAACGTCGCGCTGCCGTTCACCATCAACCCGCTGACGTTCGACGATATCCCGCTCATCATGGCGGCCGGGCTGCGCGGCGGTGTCTCTGGCTCCGCAGGCGGCGGCGGCAGCTACACATGGGCGCACGAGAGCCTGTCGCTGTCACCGACCACGCTTGACCTCTTCACCGACGAGTTCTCCGATGACGCGACGCTGACCGACTCTGCGCTGGAGGACGGGATGCAGCTCTACGGAGGCATCGTGGAGAGCTTCGACCTCGGGTTCGACGAGGAGCTGGGCCCGCTCACCGGCTCGGCCAACTGGCGCTTCTCGGGCGTCAATCCGCATGTCACCCCGACCACGGGGCTACAGGTCAGCTCGAACCTGCCGCAGGTGTTCGGTGCCGACTCGGCGGTCTACGTCGACGACACCTCTGGCGGCATCGGCGGCACGCTCATCTCGAACGCGCTGCATGGCTTCACCCTGAGCATCGAGAACGAGGTGGATCGCAAGCAGTTCGCCAACGGTTCCAACAGCCGCTTCCAGGTCAACGGCTGGGGGCTCGCAGGGCGCACCATCACCGCTACCTTCCGGTTCGCCAAGACGGCGGCCATCGTGCAGGCGCTCGATTCCGAGACGGTGGACTGGCTCAACGCGACCCCGACGGAGCGGTACGTCAAGCTGCTGACGCAATCGACACAGGAGGCGGAGTCGGGCGTGCCGTACTCGTGGGACCAGCGGTTCAGCGGGACGTGGCGCACGCGCTCCGAGGCCGAGGTCGGCGGCAACGATATCGTGGAGCTGGAGATGAAGGGCAGGTACGACGCCGGGCTGGCGTATGCCTACCGCTCCTCGGTCGTCAACACGCTGGCTGCGCTGCCGTGAGCCGGGTCCTCTCGGTCGCATCCGAGAGGCTCCGCATCGGCGATTGCGAGTGTCCGGGCAAGCCTCACGAGGATGGCGACCACGCCGAGCTGCGGCCTCGCCTGACGCCACAGGCGGGCATGGAGGCGCAGGCCATCCTCTCGGAGACGAAGGGGACGGCCGACTACATCACGCGCCTGGGCCTGCTATTCCTGCGTGACGGGCTGCTCGGCTGGGACGTGCAGGACGATGACGGCGAGCCGGCACCGCACGACCTCTCATCGTTGCAGTCGGGCATGTACGACTGGGATACGACGGTGAAGCCCATCGTGGACAAGCTCTTCGACCTGTACGGCGAGTCCGCGATGCGCCCTTTCGTCACAGCGGTGGAGACCTACAAGTCCTCTCGCAATGGGCAGACAAAGCGATCGACATCAGCCACCCGGAAGTCCTCGCGGGCAACCCCGAGGCCGTGATGGCGGTCCACGACTTCTACTATGCGAGCCCCGCCCCGGACTGGGATACGTTCATGTTGCGGATGCATCTCATCGCAGAGGAGCGCATCGGGGCTGCACTGCGACGCGAGGGTGCGATGGAGGACGCGAAGGCGTCGCGCGCCATGATGGCGGCGGAGGGTGTCTAGATGGGACTGGCGGACACTGCCGAGCTAGCGGTAGAGCTGAACCTCTCGGGCAACTTCGACAAGCGCATGAAGGGCGCGAACAAGCGGCTGGGCGGACTCTCGAAGGCGACGCGCAATATCGGGCGCGGCCTGGGCAACGTGGCGCGCAACCTCGGCAAGGTCGGGCTCGTCGCTGCCGCTGCCGCTGGTGCAGGCATCGCTGGAGCGGTCAAGGTGGCGGCCGACTTCGAGGACGCGATGACCGAATCGCTGGCCATCCAGAAGGGCGTCACGGCAGAGATGCGCGCGGACATGGCGCAGGCTGCGCGCGAGGTCGGACGCTCGACGACGTTCGGCGCCAAGGACGCGGCGGAGGCGTACTTCTTCCTCGCCTCGGCCGGACTGTCGGCAGAGGCGCAGCTCAAGGCGATGCCACGAGTGGCTGCGTTCGCACAGGCCGGCAACTTCGACCTCGCCACGGCGACAGACCTCGCCACGGATGCACAGGCAGCGCTGGGCCTGACGAGCAAGGACGCGGCCAAGAACCTGAGCGGGCTCAACCGCGTGCAGGACGTGCTGGTGAAGGCCAACACGCTCGCTAACGCCTCGGTGGAGCAGTTCAGCACGTCGCTGACGCGCAAGGCCGGGCCATCGATGCGAGCGCTCGGTATCGACATGGAGGAAGGCGTGGCGGTGCTTGCGGCGTTCGCTGACGCTGGCGTCAAGGGCGAGCTGGCGGGCACTACGTTCGCGGCCACGGTGGACGGGCTGACGAAGGCGGCCGTGACGAACCGCAAGGAGTTCAAGAAGTACGGCATCCAGATATTCGATAACAACGGCGAGCTGAAGAACATGGGCCAGGTCACGGCCATCCTTGAGCGGCGCTTCGCAGGCATGAGCGACCAGCAGCGCGCCGCGGCATTCCAGCAGCTCGGGCTCAACCGCAACACCAAGACGGGCATCGAGCTGCTGCTGGGCTCGTCAGGGAAGATCAAGCGCTACGAGAAGGACCTGCGCAAGGCTGGCGGCACGACCGACGAGGTGGCGAACAAGCAGCTAAAGGGCTTCAACAAACAGCTCGGGCTGCTGCGCGACAACCTCGTGGACGTGGGCATCACCATCGGCACGGCGCTGTTGCCGGGGCTCACGCGCATCACCACGAGGCTGCGGAAGCTCATCCAGGAGAACCAGCCTGCCATCGAGGAGTTCGGAGCGAACATCGGCAAGGCGTTCGATGACTTCACCTCGCCCGAGAATCTCGACAAGACGTTCGAGGATATCCGCAACTTCGTGGCCGGCATCCCGTGGGAGGACATCCAGAAGGGGTTGCAGTTCGGGGCCGACATCGCGGGCAAGGCCATCGATATCTTCAACAGCCTGCCGCGGGAGGTGAAGACGGGACTCATCGCGCTGCTGGCAGCGGGCAAGCTCACGGGCGGCGTCATCGGTCTGGGCTCGGCTGCAGGGCTGCTCAAGAGCATCTTCAAGGTGGCGACGATGACGGTATCGGCGGGCGTCGTGAACGTCGGCGGGGTGCCTGGCGGCGGCGGCAAGGGCGTGCTGCCGCCGGTCGGTGGTGGCGGTGGCGCTGCGGCACTGCCGAAGGGCGTCAGGCAGATGGGGGTAAGCCGTGGCATCGGACTCGCTGGCGCCCTGCTTGCCATCGGTCCGACCATCATCCGGCAGGTCGAAGCGGGGCAGGTATTCCTCGACAAGGCCGAGCGCGACCGGGCTACGTTCAGCCCCGAGCTGCTGGCGGTCCTCGACCGTATCGAAAGCAAGGGAGCCGAAGGGGTCAGTGCCGGGAAATCGACTCGCGACGCGGTCAATCGCGGCACGGCGGCGACCAAGGCGCAGGATCTCTCGGTGACGATCAAGCCGCCGAACATCAACATCTCGGCTTATGAGATCACCAGTTCGACACAGCGCGCCATCTCGACCAATCGCACGCGTCGGAGCATCGGATGAGCCTCACCATCACTATCGACTCGGTGGACGTCACCGACAAGGTGCGCCTCGATTCCATCGCGCTCGATATGCAGGCCATCCAGGGACAGGTCGGAGCAGGCAATATCGTCATCGATGACACGACCGGCACGGCGGACCTCGCGCCTGCCACGAAGAAATGGCTGGCGACCGAATCGACGGCGACCCCCACCACCATCGCGGGCGGCTACATCGCGGAGCGCAGCCCTGATAAGGGGCCACTCGTGGCGGGCACGCAGCGGCAGTGGTCGCCCGTGCTGGAGGATCACAACACCGTGTTGACCGACCGGGTGCTGCGCAGCGCGACCGCGAAACGACCGGCCGAGACGGACTACCAGCGCGTCAACTGGCTCATCGGCATGAGCGGGCTGGCGATGCTCGACGGCGCTGGTCAGATACCCAACACCAACACCGTGGACATGGACAAGACGAACTACAGGGGCAAGACGCCGCTGGACGTGCTTGATGACGCTGCCGAGGCTGCCGGAAAGAACTTCTATGTCTACTGGAAGCAGGGCACGGGCTGGGTGCTCTATTACGACAAGACGGGCTCGAGCACGGCGGCGTTCACGAGCAGCCTGCGCATCAGCGATGACCCCACGGATATCGATGACGCGGTGACGTTCGGGCCGTCCGCGGTGGACTACACGCTGGACCCGCAGCGCATCTACAGCGGCATGTACGTTCGATGGGCGTCGGGCTGGGTCTGGAAGGTAAAGGCGGCGACGCAGACCGCCTACCGGCAGCTCCACCGGACGGTCATCAAGCGCAACATGAAGAAGTCCAAGACGGCGCGCAAGTGGGCTGTGCGGCAACTGGACAAGCTGAACGAGGAGACGAAGCGGCTGGGCCTCACGGTGTCGGTGCCGGGCTCGGCGCTGGGCGAACTCCGGGCGGGGATGCGCATCCAGGTCAAGCTGCGGGCTCGCGGCGTCACGGCCTTTACCTACTTCCGCATCACGGGCGCCACCATCCGGCCACGTCAGGGCGGGCAGGGCTTCTCGGACGTCGAGTACGACGTGCGCCTCAGCATCCGCGACAAGATACGGCCGGTGAACCTCGATGACGACTTCGGCGGCGGCGACGGAGGAGATGGAGGCGGTGGCAGCGGTGGAGATGGCGGGGACGGCGGGGGCAGCGGTAGTGGCATCGACACATCCGAGTACGTGCTGGACGACTTCGACCGGACGTCATCTACGGGCACTGGGTACCCGGATGTATTCGATTCACAGCCTAACGTCAGTGCCTCACCGCAGACGTCGCACTCGGTGCTCTTGCCTAACGGGCCTGATGTGACAGGGCGCATGGTGGTCATCTTCGGAACGAACACCTCCACGGCGTCGGAGTTCCACGATGACCTCGTGAGCACGCATGGCTTCACCTCAGCGGCGTTCGTGGCCGGTCCGGGGAGCAACGCATCGTGGGTCGTCTATCGCATCATCGACGGCACCGAGAGCTGGGCCGCGACCGGGCAGACGCTCGCGGTCACGACGACGCTCAACCAGGAATACTCGATCATGGGCTACGTGCTCACCGATGCCATCGAGCTGGAGGCGAGCAGCGATGCGTCCATCGCCAATCCCCCAGAGCTGGACCCGACATGGATAGAGGCGTCGTCGGCTCGCTGGTATACCTTCGGCATCGCGGTGTCATCCATCAGCGGCGACCCGACAGGCTACGCGACCGATGCCGGCGGTTTCCTGGGCAGTGCCGCGTACTGGCGCGTCAGCACCAAGACGGACGATTCGCTGACCGAAGACCCGACCGGCTACACCTACACCGGGGCAGCCGTGGCGTTCACGGTCGCCATCCGCTCGGCGCTCACAGCCGGCTCGGCATGGGGCACCATCCTGCTCGGAGAGGGCGTCGACACCGAGGCGCCGTGGGAGGGCGGCAACATCTGGACGACGGAGGTGGTAACGGGCTCTGCTGTGGCGGCGACCGATGGCACTGATGGCACCATCGTCGTCTCGGCCGACGGCACAGAGGTCATCGAGAAGCTGCGTTCCGAGACGCCCGGCGATACGACCGAGGAGCCGTCGGGGCCATGGTCCATGCCGGCCTCATATCTCGTGCGCTTCAAGGCGCTCTACCTCGGCGACGTGACGGATGCGGCCGCGAACATGCTCCAGTTCCAGACGTTCGATGACACCTCGCGGCCGGGGGTGCGCATCCATCTCGGCGACGCGGTGGCGACCTCGTACTCGTCGTCGGGGCTGCGCGGGCTGGTGCTACTCAGTGGCTCGACGTTCGGCACGTTCGTCGCCAAGACGCTGCTGGCCGACACCTACTACCTGCTGCGCTTCGATGCTCGAGGTGCGACATTGCGGGCCCGGCTGTGGCTGGCTTCGGACCCTGAGCCGGTGGCATGGGATACGACGCTGGCGCGAGTCGATGAGCCGGGCCTAGCGGACGTGTCATGGCTGTATGTGCAGTTCTACGGGAATGTGTCGCCGGGGAACATGAAGCTGTCCGTGGACTACATCAAGGCGCAGCTCGGGTCGGACGGGCTCACCACGACGTTCCTGCCGCCCGGAGATGGCTCATCGACGGTCTGGTATATCGAGGAGTGGGTCGGTACACTCAAGGTGTGGGTGGATGGCGTGCTGACCGAACCGGCTTCGTTCGATCGCAGTGCGGGCACGTTCACCCTCGGCAGCGCCCCGGCACTCGCTGCCGTCATCCGAGTGGAGTACATGCCGGCATGAAGGAGGTTTGAGATGGAGACATTCATCGCGGGCGTGGCTATCGGCGCGACGGCATGGGCGCTCGTCGGCGAGCGAGGCATCCGGGCACTGGCGCGGGCACTGGCGACTATCATCTGATACGCATAAGTAACTAGTGCCTCGCGGTGGAGCGTCGGTCATCCTCAGACTGCGGGCCTTCTGACCCCAGCAAGGGAGACCCCGTGGCGAGACGCGACCGTGAGCGTGACCTGTCGTATCAGCTTCGCGCCGTGGTGGCCATCGTGATGCTGGCCCTCATCTCACTCATCGTCGGCTCGGTCCTGCTGATGCCTGCCCTGATGCCCGAGGCGACGCAGGATTCGACGCTGCTGCTGGGCCTGGTGGGCAGCCTCATCGGGGCGCTTCTCATGCTGCTTGGATTGCGTGCCTTCGACCGCTGATATAGGGGGTATACAGCGGGCGTCAAGGGGTTTATACTCGGTCCAGAGCCGACGATGAGCGGCCAGCCACTTGGAGGCACGAGATGACCCCTCACTATCCGACCCCTTCGGAGCTATCTCGCCAGCGCGCGAGACTGGGCCGACACTTCAGCCTGGCGGAAGTTCCTAGCCATGTCCACGGTCCGTTCGACCCGTCTGACGGGCTTGGTGCGTGGCCGCTTGAGCGCCTGAGCGGCATCGGCCTACAGGACCGCGACATGACCAACCCGATGCGCTCATGGCCCGGCGCACTCGCTGGCGGTCGGATGCTCAAGGCCGAGATGGTGTCCGATGGCGAGCGATAGCACCATCTGTAGCGCCTGTCGCGGCAAGGGCACGCGCAGGCGCCGCGTCGGGGACGATGCCGCCTATTCCACGGTCCGCTGCTACGCATGTCACGGCTCCGGCCGCTGGCACCGATGGGAGGATCGCTGGCCCCAAGGCGACCGGGCGGTGCCGCAGTGAATGCCTGCGAGCGCTGCGACGCGACCATCCACGAGCGCTCGACGCTGTGTCGGCCCTGCTTCCACGAGCGGCAGCGGGCACGGGCAGCGCTTGAGCGCGAGGACGAGGACCGCGAGCTGCTGCGACGCATCGCGGAGACGACGTATCGGGCGATGGCGCGCGAGGAAGGTGTCTCCGCTGCTGCCATCGCCAAGCGGGTCACGGCGGCGCGTGCGCGGCTTGACTGGCTGTGGCATGTGCGGCAGGACCGATGAACCCCTCGGACATCTTCTACGGGCTGGCGGTGGCGTTCGCGCTACTCGCCGGGCTCGTGGTCAGCATCGAATGGAGACGATGATGAGCGAGTGGAAGTGCCCGGCATGTGCGGGCGACCATCAGAACGACTATCTCGGCGCGAGCGATGCGCCGGCCATCCTCGGCCTGAGCCCGTGGGCCACGGCCAACGACGTGTACCGCGCCAAGGTCGGTGAGGCCGGGCCCGACACGGCCGGGCTGCCTGCCTACTTCGGCCTGGCGATGGAGCGACCCATAGCGGACCTCTACGAAGAGGAGACGGGCGTACGGCTGCGCAAGTCGCGGCGGCTGGAGCGCATCGCGGGCTTCCCCTTCCTGGGCACGCATCTCGACTACACCGGGGCCAAGGGGCTCATCGTGGAGATAAAGACGGCAGGCAGCGCGAAGGGCTGGGGCGAGGCTCCTGACGGCGAGGTACCGCCGCACTACTGGGCGCAGGTGCAGCACCAGATGATGGTGATGGGCCGCGATTCGGTGGACATCGCGGCGGTCATCCGTTCGCGCGAGTTCCGCCGCTACACGGTGCCGCGTGACGACGCTTTCATCGCCGAGATGCGCGCCGAGCTGGAGCGCTTCTGGTGGACGCACATCGAGCCGCACGAGCCGCCCGAGGTGGATGGCACCGAACGGACGCGTGCATGGCTGGCGTCACAGCATCCCGACGAGACGGGCGATATCAGGCCCGCCACGGCGGAGCAGCAGCTACTCGTACAGGCGCTGCGCGAGAGTCGCGACACGTTGCGCGAGGCGAAGGCGGCGGACGAGCTGCTGGCGAACCGTATCCGTGAGGTCATCGGGGACGACTCGGGGCTGCGCGGCGAGGGCTTCACCATCACATGGAAGCGCACCAAGGACGGCAAGCCGGTGACGGACTGGCAGGCGGTAGCGGCAGCGTATCGGGAGATACTCGGAGACTTCTGGGCCGAGTCGCAAGCGTTCGCGGCAAGCCTCGATGACCTCGACGCCATCGAGAGCCTGCATACCGGACCGGGACGGCCGGGCACGCGCAGACTCGATGTCAGATTCAAGGAGACGGAATGACACAGGCAGAGAAGCAGCGCGACTGGAACCTCCAGGTAGTGAGGATGACTGATGAGCGGGCGGACCAGTTCGCCGCACTGCTGGGCTCACCCGAGGCGGTGGAACGCTTCAAGACGGTGGCGCTGCACGCGGTGGTGAACAACTCGGACCTCTTGCAGGCCGAGCCGCTGTCCATCGTGGAGGCCATCCGGGACGCGGCGATGCTCAACCTCGAGCCGACCGGCTCGCTGGGCGAGGCCGCCATCATCCGCTACGGCACCAAGGCACAGCTCATGCCGATGTGGCGCGGCTACCTCAAGCTGGTCCGACAGGCCGGCGAGGTCGCCTACGTGGACTCGTTCGTCATCTACGAGCATGACGAGTTCGACTACTGGAGCGACGAGCAGGGGCCGCACTGGCGCCATGTGCCCTTCATCAATGCCGCGCTGGCTGACAGCGAGGCACCGAACCGTGGCGATATCCGTGCGCTGTTCGCCTACGCCAGGCTCAAGAACGGCGGCACCATCCCCGAGCTGATGCAGGTGCAGGAGGTGGAGCTGGCGCGGCGGGCCGGGGGCAACCGGCGATCGAGCCCGTGGGACGGCTGGTACTCCGAGATGGCACGCAAGACGGTCATCAAGCGACTGTGCAAGCGGCTACCGCTGTCACCACAGGCGGAGCGGCTGCTGCGATACGACGCGGACCTCGATGCCGAGCCGCCCAAGGCCATCGCTCCGACGACGGCAGCGAGCAAGGCCATGGCGGCCGTAGCGCAACGGAGAGCGTCGGCAGAGCCCGAGGTAGTGGAACCGCCTGTACCGGAGCCGGAAGGCCCGCAGGAGGCGCCCAGCGAGCCAGAGAGCGAACCTGAGCGATGTTCCGGCTTCGACAAGGAGATGGGAGCGTGCAAGCGCGAGGTGGCTCACCCCGGCAACCATGCGAACGACAAGCAGGAGTCGTGGAAGTGACCGGCGTGGCGCGGTCTCATCCCGGCCCCTCGTGGTGCTACGTCTGCGGCCACGAGCATCGCTGGCTCGTCATCTGCTGGTGTGGGCACGGCTCCCGTGACGCGCTGCGGCTCAAGGCCGGGGCAGACGCGAAGGCGAAGGCCGCGAAGGCTGAGGCCGAGGCATGAGCCGCCACAAGGATGTGAAGAAGCATCACGGCGACCCGTGGCCCGATAAGTCACAGACCAGCCGCTATGCAGCGGGCGCCAGACGACAGTGCCGCGTCTGCCGGGGCATCATCGTGTGGATAGGCCCGACGCTTACGACCTCGCGGCACTTCTTTGATATCCGCCGCGCCGGACACTGGCGGCACCTCCCGGGCGACCCGACG